AACATCCATTGTTTAGTCTTGTAATTTTGCCAAATATAATCCAAATCACTTGCGACAAAACCGTAACAGCTGTCTATCTCCTTCTGTTTTCTCAGCCACAAACCAAATTCAGTTGAATGATTGTCATTTCGTTGTCTTGTCATGTTCTGCTATTGCCAGCCTTTTTCTGGCGGTATCCGCTGTATTGGAGTCTATTTCTATGCCGGCGAACACGCACTCGTGCATGAGAGCGGCCACTCCGGTAGTGCCGGTTCCGCAAAACGGATCCAATATGGATTGTCCGGGTAAACAAAATTGTTTTATAATCGACAACATGCCGGAAACGGACTGTTGCCATTTGTGTAAAGTTTTATCTTCGGCATCGCTTTTGAATACATCGCCAAAAATCTTTCCGGAATAACTCTCTTTGCCAAAAACAAAAATCGGCTTCCACGAAGTGTTAACCTGTCTCTGTTTCAAGGGCGTCGGTTGTCCGGGCGTCAAATAAGCGCATGTCCAATAGTAGTTAATGTGTTTTGTCATCATTTGGAGAATTTGATCCAAATAAGACTGTCCACACATAACTATCAATAGTCCGTCGTCTTTTAACCACTCTTGGGAACGCTTGGCTAATACTTCATACAAAGGTAAATACTCTTTGGGATATGGCGGATCGGTAATGATGAAATCGAATTTTTTATCAAGCTGTATTACGGACATGTCACCTGTTAATATCTCATATCTATTACTTTTAGGAATGGTCTCAACTGTTTGCAATAATTTCTCTCTCTGCTCCTTTAGTTCTTCCTTGCGAATATCCTTAATAATATCCGATATTCTCACAACAGGCGTTTGTTTGATTTTCTCCGATAGTTTAGGTAATATTTCCGGATTCTTTTTTACAATCTTTGGAAGATGCGTTATTGCTCCTATAACCTTACCTTCAAGGATTTTGTTTGCAGTTTCAGGATCGGTTTCTTTCACCTTATCGACAGCTATAGCAAAATCAGCGGCGTTACGAATCGTTCTTTCATTAACACCAGATTGTTTAGCGATTTCTTTGGCTGTTGCCGCATTACCGTAAAAAGTGGAAAAATTTTCCACTTTTTCATTCGCTGACGGTCTTCCTATCTTCTTCTTTCTTCTCTCGTACAGTCTTCCTAAAACATAGCTTCTCTGTTCATCAATCAAATTTCTTCTCCCAAGCTGGTTGAAATCCACCCACTCGAGAACTTCGTCCAAGTCATTAAAATGCTTCTCCTTGATCTCAAACGGGATACCATGCTTTTCTGCAATCCTGTATCTGTTATGACCATCAACAAGTATCAACTCTCCGTCTTTGGGCCACACGATGAGAGCATCCCTGACTCCTTCAGATAAAATGCTCTCTTCAAGAAACTTAAATTCTTCAGGCTGTAACGGGAACAGATTTTCTTCAATCTCAGGCAATATCTTCAGTTCCATTGGTCGTTCTCCTTATAAATCAATTGTTTGTTAGGATTGGTTAAAACAAGCGATGGTATAATATACTCAAATCTTAAAAACTTAATTAACATTTCTTTTGTTACCCGTTCATGATTTATGTATGTATATCCATCATCGGGCGAAGTTCTTTCAAACTGAACCAAGAAAAAACCATAAAATTTAGGATCGTATTTTAATCTTCCGATTAAAAACTTGAACAACTGCGTCTGGCTCCATGTCAAGTTAGACATAAACCTTTTTTCTTCAATCAACATCCATTGTTTAGTCTTGTAATTTTGCCAAATATAATCCAAATCACTTGCGACAAAACCGTAACAGCTGTCTATCTCCTTCTGTTTTCTCAGCCACAAACCAAATTCAGTTGAATGATTGTCATACCTTGGTCTCGTCATTCTCTGTCAACGTCAGCCTTTTTTGGGCATATTCCGCTGTTTTAGGATCTATTTCAATTCCGGTAAACATACATCCGTAAGTAAGAGCTGCTACTCCCGTAGTTCCCGTTCCGCAAAACGGATCCAGTACCGACTGTCCAGGCAGGCAAAACTGCTTTACGATAGACAACATGCCGGAAACGGACTGTTGCCATTCATGTAAAGATTTATCTTCGATATCGCTTTTAAATACATCACCGAAGATTTTCCCGGAATAACTTTCCTTACCAAAAACGAAAACCGGCTTCCACGAAGAATTTACCTGTCTCTGTCTTAAGGGAGTGGGTTGACCGGGCGTCAAATATGCACAGGTCCAATAGTAACTGATATATTTAGTCATCATTTGAAGAATTTGATCCACGTAAGACTGTCCGCACATGACGATTAATAAACCATCGTCTTTTAACCACTCTCGAGAACGTTTGGCCAGCACTTCATATAAAGGCAGATATTCCTTCGGATAAGGCGGATCGGTAATGATAAAATCAAATTTTTTATCAAGCTGTATTACAGACATATCGCCGATCAATATTTCGTACTTATCGCTTTTCGGAATGGCTTCAACCGTTTGTAGGAGCTTTTCTCTCTGTTCCTTCAGTTCTTCCTTACGGATATTCTTGACAATATCCGATATTCTTGGAACAGACGTTTGTTTGATTTTCTCTGATAATTTAGGCAGTATTTCGGGATTCTTTTTTACGATCTTCGGAAGATGCGTTATTGCTCCAACCACTTCTCCTTGGAGAATTTTGCCGGCGGCTTCAGGATCAATCTTTTTAACTTTATCAACGACGTTAGCAAAATCGGCGGCGTTGCGGATTGTTCTCTCGCTAACACCAGCCTGTTTGGCAATTTCCTTAGCTGTCGCGTTACTGCCTAAACTTGAGGTAAATTTTGCCACAAGTTCTGTGCTTTCTTTCACAATGTCTTTTCTTTCTCCCTGCTTCTTCCTTCTCTCATACAACCTTCCCAGTACATAACTTCTCTGCTCATCGATTAAATTCCTTCTTCCAAGCTGATTGAAATCTACCCACTCGAGTACTTCGTCCAAATCATTGAAATGCTTCTCCTTGATCTCAAACGGTATGTTATGCTCCTTAGCGATCCTGTATCTGTTATGCCCGTCGACAAGTATCAATTCGCCGTCTTTGGGCCATACTACGAGAGCGTCCCTGACTCCTTCGGCAAGGATGCTCTCTTCGAGAAACTTTAATTCTTCAGGCTGTAAGGGAAACAAATTCTCTTCAATCTCGGGTAATATCTTTAAATTCATCTCATCATCTCTTCCGGTTCTTCTTCCATGTACTTCTTTGCGTTATTTAAATCGCGGGAAATAAGAGAGACGTCTTTAATAATCCCAAAAAACAGCTTCAGGCTTGCGCCATTGGACATCTCCCTATCCTTTGTATCCAGAATGCGGCTGTACAAGTCGGACGTCCTGTTCAAGGCCCTGACGAAATATTTACAGAATTTTCGTTCATTGTCGGAAAGCCTGCTCGAGTCAAGCCCTTTGAACCCGTCCGACATCTCCTTCAGCTCTTTCAGCCTTTCGCGAACCTTTTCCGCGTCTCCGGCCGAAGCAAGGTCCTTCGCTTCAGCCAGTATCTCGGAAAACCTGTCCATGGAACAGACAAAGAAACTATCGGTTGACATTTTTTCGTCGGACATCGATATCTCCTTTCTCAAACTACAGCCTGTCTATATCTTCTCCGTCCGTCTTCAAATCTTCCCTGAAGACCTTCTCCAGAGCCGATCTTGACCCTTCAAACACGGGGTCAGGACGTATCTTGAACAAAGCTTCTTCTATGGCCGTCGGGTTTATGCTCGCCGATATGAAGTTCTCCAGTCCGTCCTTGGCGGCAAGCACCACCTTCCCGCCTTCCATGGGTTCCGACTTTGACGCCAATTCCCTTTCTATGTCGTTTATCCTTCTCGTGCCTAGAAACACGTCTTCGCGCCTGAACGTCAACTCTTCTCCGACGGCTTCTATGTCGCCGAACAGGGAAGCCACTATCTCGCACTTTCCGCCCGACTTTTCCGATTCCGTGACGATGCCGATGTTGCCGTCCCGAAAGACGACGATCGATCCGGTAGGGTAATCTGCGACTATCTCCTTGAATGAATCCACGAAAGGGGCATAGAACTGCCGCCCCCGTTCTTCTTCGATGATCTTGAGTATCTTCGTCGGATGCATGCCGAGCCTGTAGCTCCTGTCGGAGACCATGGCGTCGTAGGCGTCGGCCAGTCCGACTATCCACACGAGATCGGATATACGGGAAACC